ACCAAGGTCTTCTTCATCTCGACAAGCATACTTCTCTAAATATTTGTCAAGATTGCATCTATGTATAGAGGCCTTACCATGCTCCATATCAAAACGGTCCATTTTAAATGGGTCCTCTTTTTTAACAAAATTTCTAAATTCGTCAAGTGTGTAAGTTTTTCCCATGATAACAATTTTTAGTAAATTACTGTATTAAGATTGGGTTCAACACCCATTTTTCCCATAATTTTAAGATTATTCATTGTAAATAAAAAATCACCAATAACTTCTTGTTGATTAAAGGCCCATTCATAATTATAGATTTCATCTACGGGAATCCATTTAACTTCTTCAACCTCATTTGGCTCCGAAAAATCTGTATTAAAAGACCCATAGTCTTCTTCAAATTTGGTGATAAATCTAAAAGAAACTGTTTGCTTTTCATCATTTGGGTCGCTATTGACATACCACAATTTCCATACATAATAAGGAATATCAAGACCAGTTTCTTCATGTACTTCTCTTGAAACAGCTTGTCTCAATGTTTCATAATAATCCAAATAGCCACACGGTAAATTCCATTTTCCTATATAATCGGGACAGCCAATACCTCTTTTATTGGCCAATAAACTAATAACATCACCATTCCCATCTGTCTTATACACAATGCCGACAACAGCACAAGAACGACTTATCCAATATTCTTTATCTTCTATTTTAACAGGAAAATTTCTCATTTTTTTGATTTTATAACAAGAATATACAGAAAAAAGTTTATATAACAAAATTATTTCCTTCAATTTCTTTTAAATATTCTTTTGGAAGTTTGCCAATCTCATTGAGATATTTCATACCCATTAAACGTGTTTCTTGGTTATTAAACTCCGTTTGTCTCATCATCCAATGAAGATATGTATCATCAGGTTTACCTGCTTCATAAGCCTCCTTAATTGTCTTGCCTGAGAATTTTCCAAAATTAATAATAAAATCAGATGGTTTCACTTCTTCTTTAATAATTTCGACTTTTTCTGTCGGTTTAAAGTCAAAACCAAGCAATTCCTTTCTGCTTGCAATATAATCAGCCGCCTGCAAAGCCTTTTCCAAATCAGTAGATGGCAATGGCAATGCTGATACCTTTTCATGGCCCCATTTTCCCATATGAGACAAAACCATATGCAAAATTGTCTTTTCATCATCAGCATTTAATAATTTGGTTTTTTCGTTCATGGTTTTAACATATTTAGCAGCATGAATTGGGTGGTCATCAACTGTATGTTTTCCTTTTCCGTCGCCAAGTTTCTTTATATCATGGGCAATTGCTGCCACAATAAGTAAATTAGTTTCGTGTTCACTAAACATTCTTGAAATTGCCTCACATTGGGCAAAGAAAACAACACATCTTGTATGCCTTACAAGACCACCATCGCCAAGGTCAAATTGCGGATGATATTTGCCACTAGTTGAAGCGGGTACAATAAAAAAATACTCATCTGCATTTGAAATAAGTTCCTCAGCAAACTTTTTTATGTTTTCTTCTGTTATGTCATTAAGTTCATTGACAAATAATTTTAATCTATCTTCTTTGTTAATCATAAAAATAAAGTTTTTCTTTAATATACAAAAAAAATTAAAAATAAACTTTTTCTTATAAAACTTCAACAAAAACTGCTTCTTTACCCTCTTGTACATTAAGAGCGTCTGCATACCTGTCTTTTGCAATCTGAATGATAGCCTCACGGTTTGCGCCAGTTATGCCACTTATTTTATCCGATAATTTATCGTTAATTAAAAGAGTAGGTACGCCATCTATTTCAGTTCCTGATACAAACAAAATTTGTGAGTTTTCAAATTTTTTATAATTCATTGTGGCAAGGCCCTCCAAATCTTTTTCTGTTGCGCCAGCGTCTCTTAATTTTTGAAGAGCATCATATGCAGGTTTTGCATTTTTAAATTTTAATTTATTTTTATCGACTTCTTTAATGCTACCATCTTTAAATAATAAGTAATAAGTACTCTTAAACGCCTTAATCTCATTTGGTGAAATAAAATTCAAATAAGTATTCCCCATAAGTTCCTGATTATTACCTTTATAACTTTGAAGGCCACTGCCAAAATCATTCATTTCAGTACCATATCTAGCTTTTCCATATTCAACACCAAATTTTGCAGCAAGTTCGTCTCTCTTAGTTTTCCAATCATTATATCTATCAATAACACCCTGTTGTTCTTGCCATGGAAAATTATACATGGCGACTTTAATAACGCCTACGATTTCACCCTCTTCTCCAAGATTTTTCCCAAATGTTTCATAATCATTATAGGCTTTCATTCTGTTTGTTTCAGGGTTTTTCTTCTTTACTGTTGGATAATCAACCGAAGCAGCAGTTACATATCCAAATGTAAACATTTTACCTGGTTTAAGACTCGTAAGCATATCGGGAAGTTTTTCCGGATTTTCAATAAATCTAAAATTTGTCTTTGCCTCATTTAATGTTTCAGGGTTTTCCATTCTATTAATTAATGACTTAACTTCGTTTAAAAAATTCTTTGACATATTTTTATTTTTAATTTATTATTCTTCATCAAGATAAATAGTTTGAATTGCCCAAAAAGGTTCATATTCTTCATTTACATATGAAACATTTGCGCATAAAGTGTCACCTATCTTTGACCATTCATGGTTTCCGCTATGAAAATGGCCACAAATAAACATTTTGGGCTTAACTCTTTCAATTACTTTAGATAATAATGGATTCCCTGTTGTATCACTTTTATAGTTTCCTTGTGTAATAGCCCCTAATTTATTAACATTAGGGGCATCATGGGACATTAAAATATCAATATCTTCAGGTATTTCAGAATATTTTTTCTCCAAAACATCATTTTCACACATAAATGCCCAATTACCGAAAATAGTACAATAAGGCGTACCAAATATCTTTAAAGAATCGATTCCGTCACTCACAGAAAATTCAAATTCATACAATTCATGCCTAAGAATTTTAAGGCTATTATTACATTTTTCTTCAATTTCATTACAATCTTTTTTTGAATATTTTCCAAAAATAAAATCATGATTTCCTGGTATCATAATAACTTTTGACCATTCTTCCTTGTATGGTAATGAATTTATCCATGGGATAAAATCCTCATGTATCCACTTGTCTTGAAATTTTCTGTTATGGCATTCAACCGGGCATATATCGCCACAAATTAACAATAAATCAAATTGTTCTCCTATTTCGGGTAAAAACCCATGTAAATCTGAAGTTGCTAATATTTTCATTTTTTTTAAGTTTTTAAATTTTATAACGATACATTAAACTACTTGCTGTCTCAAGTTTAACAATGTTATTATCATAAATGTATAATTGTTCATTTAAATAAGAAGCACCATTTCTTCCCATGTCCCAATCATTGCAATATGGAACAGGTCCGATTTTTGCCACGCTATTATCCGTATAAAAAAAGAGACTATCGTTATCAGAATCCCTCTTTTTTTGGCGTCTAGCTCTTCTACTATACAACATAATTTATTTCCTCTCGTATTTTTTCTAATTCTTTAAATAGTGTATTCTTTTCAGAAAAATATTCTTTTGGCTTTATTTCTTTTTCACTCACAAAATTAAGCGTATTTTTGGCTCTTGTGCACATAACATATTGAAGATGTCTTTCTTCCTCTATTTCCCAATCAGTTTCTGCAAGTCTACTTGGTATCAATGAAGGACAAATAATAAAAACATTATCAGATTCAAGACCTTTTGCTCTATGTATTGTGGATAATTCAACACCGTCTTCTTCTTCATTTGAAAACACCTCTTTTATAAACTTTTCAATATCATTTCGTGTTTCAACTGTTTTAGGAAAATTCTCAATTGTTTTTATATTATCAAGTAACGAAATTATCATAGAATTTGTCATGGTTTCTTTTTTATCAAGTCCACTCTCTTCCGTAAGAAAATCCCAAGTTGCAATAAGTCTATGCTTAAGGCTGTCAATTATTTCTTTTGGTGTATTACCATAAGAACAATCAATTGCCGTTATCAAAGATTTTCCAAGTTCTTCTCCTTTAAAGTGCATTTTTTTCCCCTGTGAAACACCAATTCTATAAAATTCCATCAATGGAGATATATTTCGACATAAAACCATATCACCATTTTTAATGTCATTTACATGCGCATCAAAATTTATCTCGCCTTCAGGCGCACCCTCTCTTGCTTGTATGTTATTATTAACATATTGTTTAGCATATTCAATAATTTTAGTACCACATCTATAATTGGTTGTTAACGGAAATTCAACAGCTTCTCGTCTAAACTGAGTTGTATCCTTTAAATGCTCAAATGATTCTGTATCCGAGCCACACCAAGAATTGATTGACTGATTTTTATCACCAAACGAAAACATTCTGGTTTCTCTTTTAAAACATCGACTTATAATATCTTGTTGGGCCAATGACGCATCTTGTGCCTCATCAAGCATTATAATATCAGATAAGTACTTTTTAGTATAATAAGCATATTGGCTTGGATACCACAATAAATCTTGAAAATCGACAATATCAGTTGTTTGATAACCCCATTCAAGTATCTTATTCACAAACGAGCATTCATCTGCTATTAGAGTCATATTATACTTTTTTTCAGCAAGTCTTTTTAACTCACGCTCCGATTTTTTCAAGTTATGCCGAGCCTTGTCTATCAAATCAAAAACATTTGACTTATACATCATTTTGGCATTACCCGAAAGTGAATGATAGTCTTCACTTCCAATTACATCAATATTCTTGTTTATGTAATTTCTGTACTTGTCATTGTCTATATTGGGCTCAAATTCAAAATGTTCCATAAACATTCTGTATGCCAAACCATGGATTGTAAAAACTTTTATATTATTTTTATCACCAATTTTTTGACGCAATGTATCCCTAGTTGACTTATTATGAGCCAATAACATGATGCGTTTGGAGGATTTTATCCTATTAGCACACTCAACAAGGGTTGTCGTTTTTCCTGCGCCTGCAACCGCCTGAACAATCATATTAGGAATACCATGTTCGGCAAAATCAAATATTGCCTTTTGCTCTTCACTAAAGTTAACTTTTTCCATTAAATCCATTTTATTATGGTATCATTTTTATTACCTTTTTCAAACCAAAACCATGCATATGAGACAGCTGAACCACCGCCCGCCTTCATCTCGTCAAACTTAGCGTTTTTAGCACACAAAAGTCTTTCTGAGAATTGATATATATACTTAAGATAGCCTTTTTTATAAAATTCTTCATAACGGCCCTTACCTTCAAGTGCAGTTGTTTTTAACAAAAATATTGCGGGTGTATTATCCGGCAATATATCCAAAGCATGTCGTATAAATTCCTTGTGATATTTATATGGTGGATTTGTTAATATGCAAATATTTTCAAAATTTCCTGATGATGTCTTTAAAAAATCTACTCCGGATTGGCCATAACCTCTGTCAATCAAATCACTTGACATTACTTGATAACCATACTCTATTAACCTTTCGGACAAATGCCCTTGCCCACAGCTACACTCCCATATTATTTTGTTTTTAGGTAATTCGGTAACGGCCAACAATTTATCTATTGCTATTGGGTCCGTTGCATAAAAATCATCAATTTCTCGTTCTTTGTCAGTGTGATTTGAAGCCCCTAAGGTTTTAAAAATACTGTTTTTATTTCCATTCCAATCTTGTGCCATAATTATTTCTCTTTAGGTATAAATAATTTTTCAACCGTTTGCTTAGTTATTGTTGGATTCATAGCATTGGTAACTTCTTTTGACCAAATACACTCAAAATTATCCGGCATTGAATACTCAGATATATATACTTCATGGCCCTTTTTAAACATTTCTATTAACCATGAATAAAATTTATCATAGTCAAAATCTCTTGAAAATTGATATTGTTTTGTGTTTTTATACGGCGGGTCACAATATATTATCGAATTATCGGGTATTTCAATTGTATCATAATCACCACTATTAAATACAACATCTTTAAGATATTGAGGTTGTTTTAATGTATTTGCAATATTCTCCGCAATATAATCCCTTGTTTTACCATTTTTACCAACAACATTATGACCTGAATATCCCCCATCAAAAAATCTACCATTAAAAGAAGCCATATATCCAACCCATCCAATTATATCATCAGTATAATTATTATTTTTACCATGAAAACAATCCCTAACATCATCATAATACTCCTTTGGTATATTCGTTGGCATTTTCTTTCCGTCAACCAATGATTTCCACATCGCAATCAGATACTTATTTTTATCAGAAGCAAGCCTATTTCCATCAACATTCTGTATGACAGAACAACTGCCACAAAAAGGTTCAACATACCATTGATTTTCTTTTCGATTTTTTAAAAGAATTGGTAAAATGTCATTAACAATTCTATTCTTGTTTCCTTGATATTTCATTTTTTACATTTTTATAAAAAAAATATACAAAAAAATATTTTTTTAAAAAAGTGTGATATTTATTTGGAGAAAAAACATTTAATATAGTGGGCGTATACCTTAAGAATGTTACCGAGCGCCGTATATTCAAATCGTTTTTTTTCAAGCGGGTTCATTCCCGCTTTTTTTATAAGTATAAACTATTTATATGATATAAACTTTAAAAATGAAAGAATACGATAAAAATAAAATGGTGCCCGATAAAGAGTGGATGGTAAATAACTTCAATTATTTTAACAAAAAATATTTTAACGAAAGTTTACCAACGCCAAAATTCAGTTATAATTGTCAACCTGAAAATTGGGCCGTTTATCGCAATAATACTGCACAATATAAAGGAAAACAGATAATAAAGGCCAATGATTCAGGCGAATTAGCATTTAATAAAGGCTATTATAGGACCGAATGGTCATTCCAAAATAGTTTACTCCATGAAATGATACATGAATACTGTGTTTTGATATTACATATATTACCTGAACATGGAAAAGAATTTAATCAAATAGCCGCTAGAATAAATCAGGACGGATGGAAAATATCGGAAAAGAATGATAAAAGTGATAGTGATGTTTTAATAAATGGTGAAGAAATACCTGATATTTTAGATGATGAAACCAATCAAGGTGAACATATTTTAAATGATAAAGAATTTGGAGAAAAAACGCAAAAAATGTTTGCTGAATTACAACAATTAAGAGAAAGGCTGACAAAATTGCAACAAGCAAAACAAGGGCAAACGCCACAACAACAAGTTAACGAAAGTAAAAAAATTATATTGTCAGAAAAACAAGAACAAAAATTAATTAAACTTTTAAGAGAAGATTATATTCAAAAAACACAAATGCCTGTTGATAAAAAAGTCAACAAGCCATATTGTATTGACCCCGAAAAGGTTTTGATAGTTAAAAAACATCTTGACAATAACTTTAGGAAATATGATTATACCACATTAGAAGGCGGCAAAAAGAAAAAGATTAAAATTGTCAGTATGATGGACGGTGATAATGTTTTAAAATACATGTATACTGATGATTTAAAAGATTATCTTATTGATACATTTCAAAAAATGTTTCTGGATAAAACCGAGCGTGATTTATTCTTGGGAAAAGTAATGAACGCTTGGCTAAATAATAAAATAGGTGTACATGGAACACTTGATATTAACTTTTTGAAATAGCATGAAAGTCATATTAACAGAAAATCAAATAAAACATCTAATTTCCGAAATTTCCTCAAAAGAAATTAATGCGAAATGTGAAAATGTTAATACTACGCCCACTGAAGCACAAAAAAAAGCGGGAAATTACCGTATGGGCCATTTTTATGTAAAAGGTATGCCTATTTCAATCGAAAATCCAAAAGGCTCAAAAAGAAAATATAAAAATGACGATGGTACAGAAGGTTTTGTAATTATGAAAAACCATTATGGCTATTTCACTAATACGACAGGTAATGGCAAAGATGGTGATGCCGTTGATGTTTTTATCGGTCCACATACGGATGATTTCGATAAAGTATATGTTATTGACCAAAATAACAAGGAAGACGAATTCGATGAAAGTAAGGTCATGATTGGGTTTAACTCAAAAAAAGAAGCCAAAAAAGCATATCTTGCAAACTATAGCAAAGGATGGAAAGGATTTAGAGCAATAACAGGAGTTTCATTACGATTATTCAAAAAATGGCTTTATAGAGGAAATAAACAAAGAAAGCCTTTTTCTGAATATATTGAAATTCAAAAGAAAAAATTAGAAGAAGGCAAAAACATAAAGGAAACTATGTGCCCAATAGCATGAATTTAGTCCGATGAAGACTGACCTTTTTGCTTTTTTGACTATTTATATAAAAATAAGATAAATAATGTTTAAAATATGAACAAGAAACAAGTTATTAAAATCAACGAAAACCAATTAAATAAAATTGTATCTGAGTCAGTAAAAAGAGTTTTGAAAGAAGGCGGCTTTCGTAAAACGGATTTTGGCGTTAATGGGACATTTAGTAATGAAGCCTTTAATAAACACATTCAAGGAATAACAAACAAAATATATAAAATAGAAGCCTATGCCAATTCACAAATGCAAGAAGACTTATGTTTAGAATTGATAGATGTTCTTGAAAAATATGGATTTACAAATGTATAAAAAAAGCCCGAAATAAATCGGGCTTTTTTATTATGCAACAGTTACCACACTTAATGCGGGACATGAAACCTTAAACACATACCCCTTTTCATAATCGTTTTCAAGCAATTTGTCGGTTAATTTGTCTTCTATATTCTCTTGGATACATCTTATGATTGGCCTTGCACCAAAATCTTTTTCCTCTTGTATTTCTTTAAGTATATATTGGACAACATCATTGTCATATTCCATGGAATATCCCATTCCATTTAATCTGTTTTCAAGTTTATTGATTTCAATCTTAATAATTGAATTAAGGTCATTGTCATTCAACGTGTTAAAATAGATAACATCATTGATACGATTTAAAAATTCAGGTGGAAATCTGTTTTTAAGTTGCTTCAATAGAATTCTCTTTGTATTTTCTTCCTCATCGTTAGCAAAACCGATTCCTTTTCCAAATTCACTAGCTGCCTTTGCACCCACATTAGAAGTAAAAACAACTATAACATTCTTGAAATCCACACGTTGTCCTGAATTATCAGTTAAGAAACCTTCATCAAGAACCTGTAAGAAAATATTGTAAACCTCAGGGTCTGCTTTTTCAATTTCATCAAGCAAAAGAACACAATGTTTCTTGTTCTTAATGGTTTCAGTCAATTGTCCACCCTCTTCATAGCCAACATAGCCAGGATTTGAACCAATGAGTTTATTTACTGACACCTTATCTGAATATTCAGACATATCAAACCTCACAAGGGCCTTTTCGTCACCAAAGAGTTCTTTAGCAAGTTTTTTCGCCAATAAAGTCTTACCTGTACCTGTTTTACCGATTGCCATATAACTATACATACAACCGTTATTGCTAAGTCCAATTCTATTACGTTTCAATGCCTTACAGACAGTATCAATTGCTTCATCTTGTCCAATAACACTTTCCTTAAGCCTATCATTAATTCCTGACAATTTTTTCTTATCATCAGAATTCAAATTACTTACTGGAATGCCTGTTTTTGTAGATATTAGATTAAGTATATCATCAACAGTCACAGGTATGTGATTTTCGGTCCTATTTTTTTCATAACCATCTTTTTCATCATTATATTGCTGCTTTAATGAAATGATTTGTTTTGATATTTCGTCTACATTTTCGTAGTCTTTTTCTCTTTTTGCGACTTCTAACTTATTTTCAAGAGTATTAATGTCTTTCTTTAATTCCTTTAATATTTCGGGCTCATTAGAAGTACTAATTAAAGAACCAATTTCATCCAAAACATCAATAGCCGAATCAGGCAAATTTCTTTCTGAAATATATTTGTCGGCAAGTTTAACGCATGTCTTGATTACCTCCTCATTATATTCAACTTTATGATACTCTTCATATGAAGATTTAATACCATTCAATATCTTAACAGTTTCTTCAACATTAGGTGCTTCGACAATTATCTTTTGAAAACGTCTCGCCAAACTTGGGTCTTTATCAAATGTTTTTCTATAGGAAGCAAAATCAGAAGTACCAATTACTTGAATATCGCCTGTTTCGAGACCTCGTGACAACATGGAAGAAAACTCGAAATCATTACGCCCCTTATCAGCCAAAATTGCCCCTATATTATCCATGAAAAGGATAAAGTTTTTATTCTTCTTTATTTCATCCATCACGCCCTTAACACGTTCTTCAAACATACCTCTAAGCGTTGTACCTGCCATCATAGCTGTCATATCAAGTGAAACGAGCCTTTTATTAAGTAAAAATTCAGGCACGTCACCGTTTACTATTTTATATGCTATATTTTCACCAATAGCAGTTTTACCAACACCCTCTCCACCGACCAAAATTGTATTGTTCTTATTCTTTCGCCCAAGAATTCTAATAATTTCAGTTATTTCTTTTTCACGGCCTATTATTGGTTCCATTTTACCATTTTCAGCAAGTGCATTTAAATCAACACAATATGTGTCAATATATGGTGTTTTGGAATTGGATTTTTTTGACTTATTTAATTTTAAATCTGAATTCAAATTTATTTCTCCTTCTTCCTTTTCTTTCATGTCTTTCATTTTCTTTATTGCCTCTTCCGGTGTTCTCGCCGTAATAAATTTAACACTCATTCCATCCAAGACAGAACTTTCCATTTCACCATCTCCATTGAATGAAATAAGATTGTCTTGAAGTTTATCTTTGAAAACGCCATAAGTCAAGCCAGCTTTATTAAATACTTTTCTTATTTTATTTGTATCATCAGTATCGTTTAAAATTGCAAGAAACACATGTTCCGAGGTTGTTTCCTCGCTTTCCAATTCTTTTGCAATCTCTTCAGCCTTTTTAAACGTTTCAATCACCTTGGTATCAAAACTTACCTTTCTATTGGCCTTTACCGCACTTAATGCTTTAGAACTTACAACCTGATAAAAACTATTGTAAATTGCGCCCAATGTGCTTGTCATCATACACATTTCAAGACGTTTATATAAGTTGTTGTTCTTTTCAATTAATGCGCCAAGCATAAAATAATTCAAATCTATTGTTAAAGTCGGCAATTCTTTTGACAAATCTTCAACAATGAAATTAAAAAGTCCTTCAAGTTCATTTGACATATTAATATCATTCATAATGTCAAATGTTTGGTCATTGTTATTGTTCATATTCTAAATTTGATATATGTTAAATTATAAATTCGTTATCCCTAACATACAAAAAGAAAAAATATGAAACAAATCTTTTGACTTTTTTATAGAAAAAGTTATTTTTATTTAAAAATTAGAACATGATACTTAAAAAGATTTATGACGAAAAAACAAAAACCCAAAAAATTTGGTATGATTCTTCAATGATTTATTACAGCGAAATGGTTGAAAATGAAAATGAAAATAGCGGAAATTTGTTCATTGTTTTCAAAAATGGACAAAAGTATATATATAAAGGTGTTAGATTTGAAGATTATTTGATTTTAATAAACGGTGGCACAGAGGCTTCTGTCGGCAAAACATTAAATAAAGTAATCAAGGGAAAATATGATTATGAAAAAATAGGTGAAGCTGATATGAATGCATTAAAAGCCGAATTTGATAAATTTATTGAAGACGATTGTGACATAGCCAACACCTATTTTATATCTGGCCATAGAGATATAACCGAAGAAGAATTTGAAATGAACTATAAATTAGCCATTGATTACGCTTTATATGAAAATCCTGAGGCAAAATTTGTTATTGGTGATTACCATGGCGTTGATATTATGACCCAAAATTATTTAATTGATTCTTTATTGATTGACCCTGATAGGATAACCGTTTATCATATGTTTGAAACCCCAAGAAATAAAAATGAAAAAATAACGAAAACTAAAGGTGGCTTTACAAGCGATGAAGAACGTGATGCTGCAATGACAATGGCTTCTTCTAAAGATATTGCTTTTGTAAGAGACAATACCAAAATATCAGGAACAGGGTCTAATATTTTAAGAAGATATTTATTGAAATGATTTTTAAGTTTTTAAGGTAAATAACACAAAGTCAGTTAAATAAAAACTGACTTTTTTTTGTTTTTCCAAACTATTTATTATTAAATAATAACAATAAAAAAATATCAGAAATGGAAAATTATCCTATAAATCATGAATTAAATCAATACGATTTTATTGAAGGTACTAAATTTGACGGCCTTATGCCTAAATTGATGGAAATTGAAGGTGTAAAAACCACTGGCACAAGTGATGTCAATGTCAAATGCTTCGGTTTTAATGCTAAAGGTAGTGATGCTTTAGAAGTTATTGATGTTGTTGCATTGCAAGAAGAAAAGGTCGAAAATAACGGCTAAACCGAATGTTAAATAAAGTAAGTGTTAAAGTATAAAGTCAGTCAGAAATGGCTGACTTTTTTTTTGAACCATTCTATTTATAAATGATAATTTCTTTTTAAATAATGAAAACGATATATATAACAGAAGAGCAAATAGGTAAAATCAAAGATTTTGAAAGGTTGTCTGAAAAAAAAATACCCGCAGCGCAAGACCAAGTTCATAAAAAAGTGAATGCAGGAATAATGGACGCTATAACAGGTTGTGGTGCTATGGAAGAAAACACTGAATCTGATAATTCTGATACTTTTATGCTTGGTCCTGAAAAATCCATGGATTTAAACCCCTATTATCATATTAATGAAAATAACAAAGACAGTGAAAAAGATATTAGAAAATACTGCCATGAAATTGAGAATTTTATGAAAGAAGATGGGCTTAATGTTTTCCCTTATCCGGATTTAAATCTTGATTGGTCTGAACAAGAAGGATTATTTATACGCACAGGCTTTTATTCACCCGAAGAAAAATCAGTCACCATATTCTGCAATGACAGACATATTAAAGATATTTTACGCTCATTTGCCCATGAAATGATTCACCACATGCAAAATTTGGAAGGTATAAATCTTAATTTTACTTCAGAAGATGATGTTAAAGATAATAAAGAACTTGAGAAAATTGAAGCAGAGGCATATCTTAAAGGTAATATCTATTTCAGAAAATGGACCGAATACGAAAATTCAAAAGACAAAGATGTATTGCAAGAATCAAAAAACAAAGAAATAGAAAATGAAGAAGGTGAAATTGTCCCCGATTATTGCGATTGTGGTGGAAAAATAGGAACTTATATCTGTGGTGAGCCTGTTTATAAATGTTCAAAATGTGGTAAATATTATGGCACAGTAAAATTTACGCTAAATGAACAGGCCATAAAAGAAACAAATATAATAGACGAAACAGACCCTGAGGATGTTGATTTATCCTCATTTAATATAAAACATGAACTTAATCCTAAATTTTGGAAAAACAATTTGCTTGATTCAAGAATTAGATTGAAACTCATGGATATTGCCGATGATTTTATTGATTTCTTGGGCGTTGACTGGGTTGAACCTGATGATGTTATAATCACAGGCTCTTTGGCTAATTATAATTGGCATAAAAAATATTCAGACATTGATTTACATGTTTTGATTGATTATTCCAAAGTTGATGAAAAAACGGAATTTGTTAAAAAATACTTTGATTCATTAAAAAATATTTGGAATGAAGAGCATAAAGATTTGAATATATATGGTTTCCCAGTTGAAGTTTATGTGCAAGACACAAATGAAGCACATGCCTCAAGCGGTGTTTATTCGTTGGATAAAAACGAATGGCTTACTGAGCCAAAAAGAGATAAATTAGCAAAATCAAAAGTAAACAAACATTTAATTAAATCAAAAGTTGCAAAATATATTGATAATATTGATGAACTTATTGATTTATATAATAGATATAAAAACGATAACCATAAAATTGAAATTATTGCCGATAAAGCAGATAAATTATGGGATGTTATCAAAAATGAAAGAAAAAGCGGATTAAATAAAGGTAAATCTGAAATATCAAATGGTAATATAATCTATAAATCATTGCGCAGACTTGGATATTTGGATAAATTATGGCAATTAAATTCCAAAACATATGATAATTTAAACAGTTTACCTTAATTTTTTTATTTTTAATGCTATTTATAAGAAAAAAAAAAGAAAATAATAAGTAAAAAGAAGAAATAATATGTCAAATTTTGAAGAGACGATTGCTAGAATGAAAGGCCTTTACACTTATGGTAAAGAGTTAAACGAAAGCAATGATATTAAAGCTCACACTTTGGAACATCATGCAATTGCAGCCGATGGTAAAAGTTATGGTATTATAAAAGAATGCAGCAAGTATTACATTAAATCAGCACCAAAAGACAAAGAAATGGTTGCTGAAGCATATGACTATCTTGGTGGTTTTTGCAATAAACGTGACTATGAATATACAAGTTATGCCAATGCTTTGAAGAATTTCGAACTTAAAATGGCCTCGATTAATGAAGCACACAATGGCACTGTAAATATTTCAACTTTAGACCCATTTAGAAAAGAAGAGTATTTGGTTGAATGTACTAAAAATATGAAAGATGAAATTGCACGTCAAAGACAAATTATGTCCAATGCATCAATGATTATGAACGAAGCAAACGAAATTGGTGCTTCAAATAAAAATAATGTTGTTAAATATGACGGCAAAAATCCCGAAACGCCAAAGAAAAACGGAAATACAATCAATGATGGAACTGACGCAAAAGTTGTTGACCAAGATAAAGTTAAAGGCTTTAATGGTAACAAACCACACGCTGACAAAACAGGTAATCCATTTACTGAAAGAATGAATGAAGGCGCTTGCTGTGGAAAATGCGGTAAAAATCCATGTGAATGCCAAGGAAATTGCAATGAAGAAGCCGGTGATATCGGTGATGCTCCACTATTGCCAAATACAAGAAACTGGGGAACTGAGGGAATAAATAAAGGTAGAAACCCAGAGCAAATTGGTTGGGACATGGATGACCAAGAAACAGTAAACGAAGAGACAAATGAATGGGACGAAGGTTTACCAAATGCAGCTGGCGTTGGTGAAGCCGATACTGACCACAACAATGACCCATTTAACAATTCAATAAACGAGGAAGAGGAAGATACTTTCTCAATTGATGATGAGGAAGAAACCATTGATGGTGACAACACTGATGAATTAGATTCAACAGAAGAAGATACTGTCGATGCTGAATTTGACGGCGAAGATGAAACCTTTAATGACGAAGATGAAACTGAAGAAGATTTCGATTTAAATAATGACGATTTCGATACCGAAGATGAAGATTCAATCAATGCTGATTTCGACCTTGAAATGGATAATGAAACAGAAGATGAAGATTTAAGAAGTGAAATTGATTCTTTGAAAGCCGAAATAGAAACTTTGAAAGCACAACTTGATAATAATGAAGATGAAAATTTCGAGGAAGAAGATTTTGAAGAGGATGATTTTGACGAAAATGATGGTGAAGAAGGCTTTGACGAAATTGAAGAATGCGGTGAAATACCACAACAAATGATGGAATCAAAAAGGGCAAAAATGAATCGTATTGTTGAATCGGTTGTTAATCAATTTCTTAATGAGGATGAATTACATGTTTTCGGAAAACACCCCGGTTACAGAAAAAAACCCATGGAATTACCTACAACAGGTGAAGACCAAAATCAATGGGGTAGAGACTGGAATGACGAAAGTGTCCACAACGAAGAGCCTTTTGGAAGCAAAATAGGCAATGGTGACCCATTTACTGAATTGGTTAATAATGTCACAAAAGATGTTATGTATCAATTAAAAAAAGGTATACCGATTGAAGGTGCAAATAAAAAAAAAGTGGACTGAATGAAAATTCATTAAGCGAAAAAACCTTTTTGAAATTAAATAAAGCATCATCTACGGCAAATAATATGCAAGAACCGTCAGTAGATGATGCTTCTTTGTCTCAAGACCCTAATATGAATATGCCAACGGATAATGACCCAAATGCAGGCGGGCCAATGGGCGGTGAAGACCCTAATATGGGTGGCCCTATGGGTGATATGGGTAATGACCCAAATGCAGGTGGGCCAATGGGCGGCGAAGACCCCAATATAGGTGGCCCTATGGGTGATGAAGACCCCAATATGGGTGGTGGTGACGACACATTATCAATAATTAACAAACTATCAGACAAAGATAAAGAGGCTGTAAGGTCATATGCTGAAAGTATGTTAAGCAGAGACGAAACTCAACAAAATGGTGGAGAAGAGCAACCCATGATGGAACAAGTTATCTTTACAAAAAAACAAATAAATAAAATTCAAGAAAATTTCGGGCCAACACAAGATGAATTAATGAATAAAAATAACAGAAAAGAATTACCAAAAAAACAATCAAAAACAAATAATTCACCATTTAGCAACCCTAAATTTATGAATTAATAAAGAATATTGGAAAAACTACTTGATATGGGAAAAAATAATATTAAAAGAATTATATTGACAAGAGAACAGTTGAATGAGGTTTTAAAAGAAACAACCACAACCGTCCAAATAAATACAACCGGTAACACGATTCCTGCTATAACAAACGCTGTTACACAAAATCAACCCGAAATTAACAGTGCAAGCAAATACGGTGATGTTGATTTACATATTTCAAACCAAAATGCCAACGGGTCAAATGATTCAGCCCCGACACAACATGTAAATGTTGGAAGAGGGGAGAACATACAACAGGCCATACAACAACAAGTTAATCCTGATGTTCCTGGTGATATTGATGTATCAGGTGATGGCATATCTGAACATAAATGTTTTTCAAAGCGCCAAATAGAAGAAGCCCGTCTTAAAAAAATCCATGAAAGTCATAAAATGACAAAAAAGGAATTACAAGAAAATTTCAATGAAGAAGAAAACAAAATTGAAATTGACCCCAAAAATAAAGGCAAATTCAATGCAACAAAGAAAAGGACAGGAAAATCAACAGAAGAATTAACCCATTCAAAAAATCCTTTAACAAGAAAAAGGGCAAATTTTGCAAAAATGGCAAAAAGAAATTGGAAACCATTAGAAAAATAGCCAACTATTGTTTTTTTTGGCAATTATATACCATTTAACACAAGGCACATCTAAAAGATGTGCTTTTTTTATTGAATATCAAACTATTTATTATTGATATACAATTTAAAATGATTGAAAGATTTTATTCGAAAGATTATAACGGAAAATTTATCGCTGTATGTGATGACTTGTCACTACCGTTTTGGAATATAGAAATGGATTATGAAAATCCCAATTCATATCCTTTTGTTTGCTATTTTGACGAATATGGAGAAGAAAAAGTTATTACAGGAAAAGGTGGACAAGCGCATAACGAAATGTTTTATGATTTTAAGATACCTTCAAAACGCAGTGATACATTATGTGGCAGAATTTGGTTCGCTGATGGAGATGTACTTATGACAGTATGGGCCGAAGATGCCCCAAGAACATATATGTCGAATCAAGTATTTGAAAAAATGATTCAACTATTGAAAATAAACGGCATTAAATTACTGTTTGAAGGAACTATGAATGAAACACTAAGAAAATGGTCACCATTCGGTAGTAATGACGGTTTCTATATTTATTCAATCCCTGTGCAGGAATATATTTCAAAAGGAATGTCATCACTTGACGATGTTGCTAATGCTTATAGAATACAGGAAAAAAAGAAAAATGCTTCCATAGATTCTGATAAATATGCTGAATATGGTGGTTACCTACCATATAAATTATTAAGATATCAATCAGACGAGAATAAAAAAACAAGCAAAAAAATGTTAAACGAAAATATCCTTATAAACGATTTGCCCGATGATATTAAAATGTCATTGCTCAATCATACAACTTCTTTGGGTAACAATCCCGCAATACCCGACATATTTGATGTGCCATTTTTATTGAAAATCACAAATAACAGGCTTAATAGCATTAAAGAAACACTTTCTGAAATTGGCAAAATTGATGATTTTGAAGACACCAAAATTGATACCATGTTATCAAAACTAATCAACAAGTGCAAAAAAATAGAAAGACCTTTCAGAAATGAACTTGAAAATTTATGCCTTAATTATGTTATTGACACATTCAACATTCCAGAAGATTCGGTCCAAATAAATGTTTCATTAGCCGATAAAATTGATTTAGCTGCAAAATCAATAATTATAGACCCTATTGACGGCGACGATGATTTCCAATTTGACGATATTGAAATGGCTTCAAACATATATGGTGAAGTATATAAACGAAGATTGTTAAATGCCTTATGTATGGGTGAATCTATTATATTATCTTCCGATATTGACTCTTATTTTGACAGTATTTATAAATTGTCGCCTGAATTATGCGACTTATATAAAAAGATTATTGCCCTTAACAATTATTTGCTTTTCACAAAAGAAGACATTGGTATCAATGATAAAGACAATAAATTAATAGGTACTGTAAATGTTGAGTTAGGAGGCCCTGATAGACAAGTAAGAATAACGGCACAAGGGGAAATATTCCCTGTATTGCTTAGTGAGACATTAAACGGACTTATGCAATTGTTTATATCACATGGATTACCTGATAACAGAAAATTGGCTGAAATTGTAATAGGTAAATCTGATTTCATTAAAGCCGAACCATGGGATATGAGATTGGGTCCGATATTATGGGAAATTGTTTCAAAATCATTTAACGACATAACTTTAACAGATTTGCCCTATTTATTAAAAAGAATATCTTGCCTCGATGTTGATAAATTTAATTTCTTGATGAAAGAAGTTTTGGCAAAAACTAAAAAAGGAAAACAAATAATGGCAAAAATATGTTCAAAGTCCAAAAAAGATATTGAATACGACAAATTCACAGATAAAATGAATAAAATGAAATTAGATAAATCAATAATAATTGACGAATTCATTAATGAAGACGAATTATAACCAATTTATATTAAAATGGAAAAAAATACTTTAGTTGAAATTAAAAAAGGTGAAACAGGTACTGGTTTACTTATCGAACACGATGGCTATATTTCCCCTGAAATAGGAGAAAATAAAAAACTTTTTGAAGATATAAGTACAGGTAAAATTAATGATGATTTTCATTGCCCATACCCGTTAGTTGTTTCAGCCGTATTCCAAAAATTCGGTATAGAAAACGCAAACGGAAGAATATATCCTGAAGATGTATTAAAACGTGAGGTACAAAAATACATGGAAAAAATTGTGGAAAAAAGAGCTATAGGTGAATGTAATCACCCAAGCGAATCCGTAATAGACCTATCAAGAGTTGCAATTAATATAATAGAATTACATTGGGAAGGTCATACATTAGTAGGAAAACTTGAAATCATAACAAGCCCAGGATTTAGGAAATATGGTATGATTACTTGTCAAGGCGACCAAGTGGCAAATCTCATTTTGCAAGGTATTAAAGTCGGTGTTTCTTCAAGAGGTCTTGGAACTGTAACCAATAAAATGGGTGTTTTATATGTTTCAGATGACTATGAAATTGTTTGTTGGGATGTAGTATCAGACCCATCGACCCCCAATGCATGGATAACACCAGAAGATAAAATTCCGCAACAATATGTTGAAAACAACACTTCAAAAGAAAATAAGAACCAAATTATAGAAAAACTCGAAATTTTTGATAAATGGCTAATAAAATAAGGAAATAATCAATAAAATTATTATCTTTATTTAACTTTTTTCAAAATATATACTATTTATTTTTAAAAATAATAATTAAAATTGCTGATTAAATGAGCACTAAGAATAAAAACATAGCTTCTCAAGCACTTTTAGAAATGGACGCAATAACTGCTGCATTAAAAGAGGAAAGTAAAAATTCCATATCAACTCTTTTATCTGAAGCCGTTAAGAATGCATTAAGAGAAAGTTGCAATGAAGAAGATGAGGATGATTACGAAATCCAAGACGAAGATGAAAAAGCCTCAGGTAAAAAGAAAAAGAACTCAAAGAAATCAGAAAATGAAGTTGGAAACCCCAATATGGATGGTAATGACGAAAGTGGTAATGAAGCAATGAATCAACCACAGACAGCAGAACCTGAAATGGGTGGAGTACAAGGACAAGGAGCCGAGCAAGTACCAGATAATGGCGAAATGAACGCTCAAGATGGTAATGGTGAAGAAGGTTGGGAAGATTTTTCAGATTATCAAGTAGGTAACAGTAATACATACGACCTCACGGGTGAGAATGACTACGACACAGTAGTAAAGGTTTACAAACTCTTGAACGATGATGACCAAGTTGTTATCAGAAAAGAAGGCAACACAATCAATCTTCAAGACAATAATGCCGGCACTGAATATGTAATTGATTTAGGTGACGAAGGTGAAGAGCCTGAAGTAGCATCTGAACCAATGGACGGTGAGGAAATGCCCGAAGATTTAAATGAATCAATCTTTGAAGTTGAAGACGATGACGAAATGGCGGGTTTCCCTGAAGACTCAGATGAAAACGAGTTCGGTGAATTTGATAACAATGATTATCTTGACGATACCGAATATGGTGATTATATCGGATGGGAAAACGATGCCTTTGTTGACGAATTAGGTGGACCTGATGAAGACTTGTCTGACGAGGATTTAGAAGACACCTATCAACCTTTTGAAGATGAAGACGAATTAATGGAAGGCAAAATAAGAAATAATAAAAAAACAAGAAAGCCAATGAAAGAAAGTAAAGAAGTGTTATTCGAGGTAGACCTTGGATATACAGACAATTACCAAGATAAAGACCCGATAGCAGGACTTTCTAACGATGAACCTTCTAAAAGCGGTAAATCTTGGCACAAAGGTGTTCCAACAGGAACAAAAAAACCATGGGCCGGTGATTCAAAATCAAAAGGCGACCCATTTAAACACACACAAAAAGTACAAGGTAGTGTAAATGAAGAAGACATGGCCGATATGGGTGCTAATGAAGTCCCTGTGGAAGAAGCAATGTCAAATTCAACACAAAACGCAAGACATAGTGTAAAAACAAAACCTTCAAATGGAAGAAAAAATTATCTACCTAATGTAACTAAAAAAGTTTCAACAGCCGAAGATGGTTATGAAGCAGAAAAATCAGTTAATGAAAGCAAGGAGTTAAAAACCATTAAAAACGAAAACAAAGAACTTAAAAAAGCCATAATGGAACTCCGCAAAAACTTAAATGAAGCTTACATTACAAATGTCAACCTTGGAAAAATAACAAAATTGTTCCTTGAAAACACAACCTCAAAAGAAGAAAAAATTGATATTGTCAACCGTTTCTCAAATGAGGCAAAAACAGTAGAACAATCAGCCGCTCTTTATGAGTCAATAAACAAACAATTGAAGAAAAATCAGCAAATCAATCTCAACGAAAGTTCAACAACAGCCAATGGCACAAAGGATTTAAATGAACAAAAAATCTATAAATCCAATGATTTGTTAAAAACAATTGACCTTATGGGCAGAGTTTTGAGTTGTTAATACTATTTATTAAATAAAAATAAGAATAAAAGAAAAAAAGAATAAAAAAATGAGAGAATTTTTAGCTTCTGGCTTAGTTGGTAATATAGAACTCAACGAGCAGAAAAGAATCAGACAAGAAATCACCAACCGTTGGTCATCACTTGGTATGGTTGACGGTCTTAAGGGTATAGTTAAAGAGAATGTCGCTACATTGTATGAAAACGAGGCTAAAGCCCTCCTTTCAGAGGCAACTGCTTCAGACAATAGCGGTTCATTCGAAACTGTTGTATTCCCTATCGTAAGAAGAGTTTTCAGCAAACTCCTTGCAAACGACATTGTTTCAGTTCAAGCAATGAACTTACCTGTTGGTAAATTGTTCTTCATGCTTCCTGTAACAAGCGAAAGAGAATGGGATTATTTAGACGAAAATGACAAAATTAAAGATGGTTCAGTCGGTCGTCATAAAGGTCTTATGGGCTACGAAAGAACAGACAGAAGAAATGGCAGCACATACAACCGTTTCTATCTTCCTGATGAAGTAGTTAATGCAATGACATTTGAATATACTACTGACGGTAAATCTTGGACTCCCGCTTCCGGTACTACTTATGATGAAGTTGTTGCAGAAGCCGGCGAAGGTGCTATTATAAGACAACTTTCACCAAATGTAACAAAATACAATAAGAGAACTCTTTATGATTTGTTCTACAATGACTTTTTGTATGACAACTCAAAAGGTAAAATCCGTATCAGAGTTTCTGGTGATGTAGCACCTGTTATCCTTAACAGATTCGAAGTTGAACCTCTTACCGAAGATACAATTCAAAAATATGCTGACGGTTCAGTTAGAAATCTTATGCTTAAAGTTAAAGGCTTCTCGAACTGGAACGCAGGTAAATTAACAGGTCCTGATGGAAACGAAATGGACACCGAGGCTTTCTTAGCTTCATTAAAAGTTTTTGCAACCAAAGACATTAAATCCGATGATGCCAATGATTATGCTACATTCGTTGAAAACGAAGGTATTCCTTTCAGAATCGTATCACAAAGATATGGCCACGGTATTGTTGAATACGGCAATCCTTGCCAAGCTGACGGTTCAATCTTAATCGAACTTGACCTTGCTAAACCTTCAAAGAAACAAGGACAAACACTTGACGGTTATATTGGCGTTGACCCTGAAATAATTGCCGGAATGCTTGAATCAGGAAACACCGCTTCAACATTATTCAATGTTGCATGGTCACAATATGACTCATTAGAACTTGAAACTGAAATCGGTGAAGTTTCATTCAAACTTAGCGATGTAACAGTTTCTGTTGAAGAAAGAAAACTTCGTGCTACTTGGTCACCTGAACTTGCCCAAGACGTTAGCGCATTCCACAACATTGACGCTGAAGCCGAATTAACAGCATTGTTATCAGAACAAATTGCTGCTGAAATCGACCGTGAAATCCTTAGAGACCTTAGAAAAGCCGCTCCATGGCAAGCTCGTTGGGATGTCAATGGTTGGAGAAGACAAGCTGGTTTCTCAACCAACTATACACAAAAAGACTGGAACCAAGAATTGATTACCAAAATCAATCAAGTATCAGCACAAATTCACAAATCAACCCTTAGAGGTGGTGCAAACTTCATCGTTGTATCTTCAGAAATTTCAGCATTGTTCGACAACTTGGAATACTTCCATGTTTCAGACGCAAATCCTGAAAGCGACCAATACAACATGGGTATTGAAAGAACCGGTTCAATCAACGGTAGATACCAAGTCTATAGAGACCCATATTCACCTGCTTGGTCAATCATAATCGGTCACAAGGGTAAATCATTATTGGATACAGGTTACATCTATGCACCTTATATCCCAATGCAATTAACCCCAACCATCTACAATCCAGGTAACTTTGCACCTGTAAAAGGTATAATGACACGATATGCGAAGAAATGTGTTAACAACAGATTTTATGGTGCTGTGAAGGTCGATGGACTTACTCAATGGGACCCACAAGAAATGCGTTAAACATAAATACTTGTGTATCAAATAATTGTAAAGGAGAGAGAAATCTCTCCTTTTTTTATTTCTTTGTTTTTTATAAGGCTTAATTTTTTGTACCATTAAAAGGTTTTTTTACAATATTATTGTTTTTTAAACTATTTATTTGTATAATATAATAAAAGAATTTTTAAAAATGGAACAAAAAATTGACATTCATAATTTATCAAATGATTATAAAAATGGCTATGGCCTTGATTATATCTGTAAAACATATAAAATCGGGAAACTAAAAGCAAAAAAAATTATAACATCACAAGGAATTATAATAAGAAAAAAAGGCTCATCAATAAAAAAAAGAAATTTTAAGATAGATGACTGGAAAATCAAAAAATATAAACCTGTTGAAGGTTTCCATTATATTGCAAAGTCAAAAATAGATGGTACTGAATTTAACGATTATGAAAATAATGGTGGATACTTAACTTCATACATTAAAAAAACACTGAATATTGAAATTCCTTCATTATATGATAGACGAATATATTATCAAGAAACAGGTAATTATTGGTGGGAACAATGGTTTGATATAATCTTAATAAGAGATAAAGAGACAAAAAAATGCCCATATTGTAAATGGGAAACATGCGATATTGACAATAAAAGTGGATATTTTCAAACACATTTAAAAGAAAAACATAATTTATCAATTGAAGAACATATCGAAAATTTTCCACAAGACCTTGAGTATTTTAAAAACTATAACAAAAAAATTAATAAAGAAAAAAAACTTAAAATAGAAGGCAATTATGTTATTTGCCCAATTTGTGGAAATAAATATGAAAAATTAACACAAAGCCATATTTTATCACATAATATGACAATGGAAGAATTTAGGAATAAATATCCACAACAAGAAATACTTTCCAACACTATGTTAAAACAGATATTAGATGCTGTTAAACTAACAAACCTAACGACACCGAAATCAAGATTCATATCTAAATATGAAAAAGAGTTACAAGACTTTTTGTTAAACCATAATGTTAATTTTACAACAAATCGCCAAATATTAATTGGTAAAGAAATTGATATTTTAATAGAAGATAAAAAAATCGGTATTGAATTTGACGGTTTAAAATGGCATACAGAATGGTTTGGGAAAAAAAATCACGCATATCATCTTGAAAAAACAAAATTATGTAACCAAAAAGGTTATGGGTTAATTCATATTTTTGAAGATGAATATGTTAATAATAAAGAAATTGTTTTACATAAACTATCACATATTTTGGGGCTTGATTACGAATGTCCTAAAATAATGGCAAGGAAATGTGAAATAAAAGAAATTTATAAACATGATGCTGAAAACTTTTTAAACACCTATCATATTCAGGGTTTTGTTAGTGCAAGTGTTTATGTCGGTGCCTTTTATGATAATCAACTAATTGCTGTAATGTCATTTAAAAATGGAAACATAAAAAATCCTGATTGGGAACTTGTTAGATTTGCAAGTAACTATAACTATGTTTGCCAAGGGATTGGCTCTAAAATTTTCAAGTATTTTGTTAATAAATACAAACCATATAAAATCGTATCATTTGCCGATAGAAGATGGACTATCAATGAGAATAACAATTTATATATTAAATTAGGCTTTAGATTTGACAAATATACGGCACCTGATTATAAATATTACTCGGCTAAAAATACCGATTTAAAATATAAAAGAATACATAAAATGTCCTTTAATAAACAAAAACTGCATAAAAAATATGGTTTTCCGCTAACAATGACGGAAACCGAGATGGCGAAAGAGTTGGGATATGACAGAATATGGGATTGCGGTTTAATAAAATACATTTGGTGCAATGATTGATAGAAAAGAAGAGTTTATTAAAAAAGCTTTAGAAAAGCATAAAAATGAAAATTTAGACTATTCAAAGGTTCTTTATGTAAATAATAGGACCAAAGTATGTATTATTGACCATGATTTAGATGAGAAAGGAGAAGAATATGGTGAATTTTGGATAACACCTTCAAATTTTCTTAAAGGAAAATGTCACCCTAAAAAACGCGGTAAACGCATCTCGTTGTCAAAACGTGCTAAACAAGATGAAATCATTGAACGATTTAAAGAGGTGCATAAAGATGAGGGGCTTGACTATTCAAAGGTTAAATATGTAAACATGCACACAAAAGTTTGTATAATAGACCCTGTATATGGTGAATACTGGCAAGAGCCAAATGTGCATTTAAAAGGTTGTGGGCACCCTGATAAAAAGAAAAGTAGGAAAGGTTTAACTAATGAAGAATTTATCGAAAAAGCAAAAAAAGTACATAAAGATAAATATTCATATGATAAAACAGAATATGTAAATTACAGAACACCACTTTTAATAACTTGTAAAAAACACGGCGATTTTTTACAATCCGCTGAAAATCATCTTTATGGCAAAGGCTGTCCTAAATGCGGAAACCATTATTCAAAATTCGAAGATGAAATTATTAAAATTATAACCGATAAATATGTTAAAAACGACAGAACCGCATTAAACGGAAAAGAACTTGATATTTATATACCATCAAAGAAACTTGCTATTGAATTTAATGGTTTAAAGTGGCATTCTGAGTGGTTTGCAGGAAAAGATAGAAATTACCATATTTCAAAAACAATTAACTGTGAAAGCAAAGGAATACAATTAATTCAAATTTTTGAAGATGAATATAAAAACAATAAACACATTGTTGAAGAAAAGTTGAAACACATATTACACTATAATAACAATATATCTAAAATTTATGGCCGAAAATGCACAATATCAGAGATTTCAATTAATGAAGCCAAAACTTTTCTTGAAAAAAACCATATACAAGGTTTTGCCTCTTCAACAATTTATATTGGGGCATTTTTCAATGACAAACTTATTTCTGTAATGACATTTAAAACTTTAAACAAAAACAAAAGTGAATGGGAATTAAATAGATTTGCAACAGATATTGATTACAATTGTATCGGCGTTGGCGGAAAAATATTTTCTTGGTTTATTAAAAACTATAATCCTAAAATGATAAAATCATTTGCTGACCGAAGATGGTCCACAACATTAAATGATAATTTCTATACCAAGATTGGCTTTAAATTTGATTCTTTCGTTCCGCAAAACTATAAATATATATTATTGTCAAATGCCAAAAAAAGATATCATAAATTTGGTTTCAGAAAGCAAAAACTACATAAAAAATATGGTTTTCCGCTAACAATGACGGAAACCGAGATGGCAAAAGAGTTGGGATATGACAGAATATGGGATTGTGGCCTAATTAAATATGTGTGGAAAAACGATTAATACAGACTATTTATATTTGAAATAAACGAAAAAAAATTAAAACATGAATAAGAAACAAACAATTAGATTGAACGAAAGCCAGCTCAGAAGGATTGTGAGTGAGTCGGTTAAGAAACTGTTGAAAGAAGGAGTTACTAACGAATTTACCTTTAGTGACTCTGTGGATTTAGGTAGGGGTAGACATAGACAAACCATTTTTTATAACGGTAAAGAAATAGGTTATTTAGTGAGCATTGAAAAAAACTGGCTTAGCCCAATTGAAGAAAAGTATTTATTACCAGATGTTGAATATGGGATGGATTCAAGTGGATGGATAAAATTTAAAGTATTCAAAACCTATGATGAAGCATTCAGATATGCTTCACAAAATTTTAAAGAAATTGCATATTTATTTGAATATGGGGACTGTGATTAAGCCGCTTTTCACTAAAAATCAAAAAATTTAGGCGATTTTCAGAGGAAAATTACCAAAATTTTTGTGTTAACTGGTATATAATTGCCTAAATTAAAAAGTCAGCCTTTATCAGACTGACTTTTTTTTACAAATTATGACCCCGATAAAAAATCATCAATAAAGAATTCAACTTCTTCTTCATAAACAGGCCATCCTTTAATAAAGCCGTTTTCGTCAATATCCAAACCTAAATAATCACCATACCCATAATAGCCATCATTATCATTGATATTCAAAATATAGGGTACATACCTAAATTGTGATTGTGAGGTATAAATTTCCTGTTTATCTTCATTAAACGCTCGATAAACACCATTATCAACGACTTTATAATAGACATTAGCTTTGTTTCCTTTTTCCCAGTTCAGAATTTGTCCTGTTGTTACATCAATCAAAATTTTCCATCTATAACCAAATAAGTCTTTTTCAAGACATGGCATTATTGGGTCATTTTCATCTTCCCGTTTCCCATTAACATAAGCATCACCCCAAGACGCACATCCTACATCAACACCAATATATCTTACATCACGGTATACTTTTGTCTTATCCACATTATCTTCGCCATAGAGTTCCCAATCTTCAGATAGCATATCAGTTTGACTTGCCAACCAACCCGTCAAAACTTTATTGTCAGCGGTTTTCATCCGTATAGAGCCAAGACACTCCACTTCACCGCCGTTCTCTTCTGCAAGGGTCTTTAAATGCGGTTCTTTGCACCATTCAGCCTTAACTGTTGCGGCGGGAAGCAGCCAAAGATACATATTCTTACCGTTCCATCCTTTTCTTGTTACTCGTTTACCATTTTTCATGGCTTCTATTGCTTCACCAAAATTCATAATTACTGTATTTAATCTTTACCAATTGTTATTTGTCCTAAATAAAAATCCTGTTAAAATACTTATACCAAGTGCTTGAAGCCAATTTATCTCAACAAGGCCAAACAATGTTGGCATTAACCAATTCCACAGCCACATTATCGGCAAAGAAAAAATGAAGGCCATTAAAATCATCATTCCAATAAACCCCAAAAATTTTATCAATGTTTCCATATTTTATATTCTTTAAATTTTTATTTATCAAACCAAAGCACATGTGTGAAATCAGTTCTATATAAATCATATTTGAAATCAGACGGTCTTACCTCAATATCGCTTTTTGTTTTTTCTGTTGCATAATATCCTATTCCATCCTCATCGGTTAATATTTCTCCTTTAAGACACATGGATTTAAATACATCAAGCCCATATAATTTGCCCTTCCATTCTTTCCCATAGGTTAACACTGGTTCGGATTTTAGCCTAATTGCCTTATCAATGAAGAACAACTTTTCCTTGACATCATGAGCCTTTTCACAAAAGGCTTCATATGATAACCCCTCTTTTAAACAATCTGTCTCAATTTCAGTATATTTCTTTTCGAGTTTGTCATTTTCAATAATTAACTCTCCTTGTGTCTTTTCTAAAAACGCTTTATAATCAACCATTTCAAAGTTTTTTCTTTATTTATTATAAAAAATACAAAAAAAATGTAAAAAAAACAACTTTTTTTAAAAACAAACTATTTAAAATAATTTAATAACTAAATAAAAATAAATAAATTATGATTATAGATTATGACTATCTTGCGGCAGAATACTTAAAATGCTACAAAGATAAAAGCCGCATCTATATGATTCAACATTTTTTGAAAACATATGACAATACAGTTAAAAAAGATGTTCCGTTTAATCTGTTCCCAAGACAACAGGTTATATGTAGAACACTTGGAAATGCGATGTCAGTTGTCACACAAAAACCAAGACAAGCAGGTGTTACAACAACAGCAGGTGCTTTTATTTCTTGTGAAATGGTCCTTGCAGATAAAGATTCACCGCAAACAGTTCTTGCAATTGGTAACACATTAGACCTTTCTCAACAAATGTTATTTAAAATAAGGGACTTTTTATTACAGTTTCCATTATGGATGTGGGGTGACGAATATATGGATTTGGGTTATGACCCAATGTTACCACCCCCAAACAAAAATGTAATATTTGACATATGCAATTCAAAGGAACTTAAACTTAAAAACGGATGCAAGGTTGTTGCACGTTCATCAGGACCTGATGCATCTCGTGGTGTCGGTGGTGTTAATTGGCTTATCTTTGATGAGGCAGCATTCATTGAGAATGGAAAAGATGTTTATGCGTCCGCACTTCCAACAGTTTCCACAGGGGGTCATATAATACTTATATCCACCCCGAATGGTAAAGATATGTTATATTATGAAACATGTCGAAGAGCAAAATTAAAAGGAACTGCTGATTGGAATGGTTTTGAACTGGTTGAAATGAAATGGTATCAAGACCCAAGGTATAATAAATTCCTTGAATGGACCAAAAAAGACCCTGAAACAGGTGAAGTTATTATTGAAAAAGAGCCTGTTCTGGATAAAGAAGGAAATATAAAATATAATGAGGAACATTGGGAAGAAAAAGTTAAAGACGGATGGCTACCTCGTTCTCCATGGTATGTGAAAATGTGTCAACAATTCAATAATGACTCACAGAAAATAGCACAAGAGTTGGATGTTTCATTCTTGGGTTCGTCTTCAAATGTTGTTGAGCCTGAATTTATTGAAATGCAAGATAATTTAAATGTTAAAGACCCTTTATATGTTGACCCTTTAATTGAAGATACATGGATATGGAAAGAACCTATTCCCGGTCATCGTTATCTTATGGGTATTGACTGCTCAAGAGGTGATGCAGCAGATAGGACAGCTATTGAAATTCTTGACTTAGACGGTATTGATGATGACACAGGTGAACCAATCTTAGAACAAGTTCTTGAATATCATGGCAAAAAAACAGGTGATGACATCGGTGAAATTGCATACCGTTATGGCAAAATGTATGGAGATGCCTTTACGACAATAGATTGTATCGGTGGTACAGGAGATGCTTGTCTGCTTATGATGATGAGATTAGGGTATACAAATTTATATTATGACGACCCCGAACTTAAAACATACACAATGCAAAGGGAAAGTTCCTCAATTAAAGTAACAAATGATGGAAAATTGCCCGGCTTCCATAGCAGTTCTGTGAGATTCCAAATGCTTACCAGTTTCGCCAATATGGTTAAAACCAATCAAATTAAAATCAGGTCCTCTCGTGTAATTAATGAATTGGATACATGGATTTATAAAGGAACAGCGGCAAGAATAGACCACCAAGACGGATGTCACGATGATACATTGACTTGTTTGGCTATGGCTACATTTGTGATGAATTTTTCAATGAAAAGACTTATTGCGGCACAAGAAAAAGACAAGGCCATTCTTAAAGCATGGACTTCTTCTTCGTCTGTCGCGAAAAATGCGGCTCTTATGTCTGATAATAAAAAGATATATCCACAGCCATTCTATACCGACAAATCTCTTAATCTCAATAATGAAAAATTTAATGCATATAAATGGTTAATTGTTTAATTTAAGAACTATTTATGGTAAATAATTATTCACTATGATAAAGATAACTAAAAATATAGAAGAATTATTTAGATTAGTTAAAAGTAGTCTGGGAAGCCCTGTGAGAGCGGTTGAACTCACAAATGAACAACTTTGTGATTTACTGCAAATTGCGATGCAGGATTATTCTTCAGCGGTTCAAAATGAGATTATATTAAATAATTGGATGGGTTTTTACGGTAAAAGCACAACCAACGCAAAAGATTTAATGTATGGCTTTATGACAAGAAGCCTTGACCTTTCAAAACAATATTCAGACTGGTTTTCAAAACAAGTGGGCTTGCAACAGGAGGGGCAATGGGAGCTTAAAAAAGATTTTATCACAATTGAAGCAGGTAAACAGGTTTATGTAATACCTTCAGGACGTACAATCAATAAGGTTATGTATGTTAACCCCCCAATGACTGATGTGGCTTTATTTGCCAATTATATGGGCGGTGGCGTTGGCTTTATGCCTGGTATGGGTCAAGTTGGAGCAGGATATGGATATGGTGGTGGCCTTGGCGGATTTTATACAACACAAGCCATGGATGTTGCTTATATGGCGGCTGATTTAAATTTCAAAAGCCGCTTGTTTAGAGGCGATTTAACTTATAAGGTAACGGCAGGACCTGATGGTACACACTTGCTTCATTTAATGTCAACTCCTGGTAGTAGATTGTCATTTGGCTTCGCTGGGGCAAATGTTAATGGTGGTATTGGTTTAATAGGCTGTGAAGTGTGGTATACCTATTATGATACTTCAGATGGTAGTGAAGATGAATGTATGTTATATCATGCTGACGATGTAATACTTAGCCCCGACCAAGTTCCAATGGAAAATATGCAATATGAGTTTTTAAATGACCCGTCTAAAGTCGTTGTACGACAATTATTAGTGGCGAAAGCAAAACAAACACTCGGTCTTACCAGAGGTAAATTCTCAGGAAAGGTTAGTATTCCACAAGCAGAAATGACCATGGATTATCAAATGTTATTACAACAAGGCAAAGAAGAATATGATGCCACGATGGAAGCGTTAAAGCAAAGACTTGAGAGAATGAGGCCTGTTAATATGATGAAAGAACAAGCCGAATTGATGGAAAGCAATATCAAACTTCAGCAATACACACCTTTGGGTATTTATACCATATCCTAATGGTACAACGCATAAAATGTGTCTCTTTTTGTTTGCTGGCTATTTATAAAGAAATAAGATAAATAATATTAAAAATATGAACAAAAAACAAAAAATTAAAATCAATCAAAACCAATTAAAACAGATTGTAACTGAATCTGTAAAAAAAGTACTTAACGAAAATACTTTTTCTGGAGAAATAAAACAATTAGTACAAGCAGCAAATCAAAGCATTTCAAATATATGGAAAAAAATGCTTGAGGACGAAAATTTCAGAGTAATGTGTAATCAAGAGGATACTGATGAGCTTGGATGTAGTTTTACAATGAAATCTGTAATGGAAAAATTAAACAGAGCCAATCGTCTTATCAGGGATGCCTTTGATATTTTTTATGACAGAGCTGGTTATAAAGGCATGGATAATGAAAGAAATAATAAGAATAGTTTAGGATTAGATAATTATTAACTATCCTTATCATCTTTTAAAAATCAAATAATAAAAGCGGCCATCTCAGCCGCTTTTTCTGTTTTTAAACCGCACAAGTAATCACCCAATCACCACCTAACGGCATATAGGGGGCTGTCTTTGTTGGCTTTACAACATCAGGCTCTTGCTCATGATAATACGGTTGAATTGGTTCTACGGTATCAATATATGGTCTATAATACATATATTGTCTATTCTCATCAACCAAATCCTTTAATGCAAGCATTTCTGCAAGTGTTCTTTTGTCACATTGCATATACCTTTCAACTTTTTCTTCAAATGTTTCCATGTTATTATATTTTTACATAAATATACAAAAAACAAAATTAAAATCAAAAACTATTTATAATTTAGGTAATTAGTTTATTTTTTTTATAATGAATAGAAATTATTATTATGGCAGATAACAGAACTATATTTCAAAGACTTAGTGATGTTTTTAGAGGTCCTACAAGTAATCAGATTTCACAGACTGTAATGACTTCAAAAACACCAGAAGAAAGGAACGAAATTCTTTTCACAACAAACGACAAAGCAGAATACGAGCGTAAATTACAAACATACAAGCAGCAAAAGTATTTAGCTTATCAATGGAAAAAAGCTAATGCTGACAATACAATGGAAAGTTTGGCAGGATATAATGCTGTCAAATTGATGTACCGTGATGTCGATTTAATGGATGGTACTTGTGAAATTGGCTCAGCGTTAGATATTATCTCGGAAGAGACATGTCCGATAAACAGCAAAGGTTCAATGCTTAATATATACTCAAAATCACAAAGGACCAAATCAATATTAGAGGACTTATTTGTCAATAGGCTTCATATTTATACTGAGTTACCTATGATTGCTCGTCATGTTACAAAATACGGCAATACATTTATGTTACTGAACATAGACAAATCAAATGGTGTCATGGGTTGGATGATGATGCCTGTTTATGAAGTTGATAGGGAAGAAAACGGTTATGGTGCAACTTATACCCAAACTGTTGTACAACAAACAAGCGAAATAAAGCCTGATGACATCAGATTTGTATGGAAAGGCCATAATGGTGATAGTCCTTATTTTAATTGGCAAGTTGCACATTTCAGATTGTTGAATGATTCATTCTTTTTACCCTATGGGTGCAGTTTGCTTCATAAGGCCCGTAGAGCATGGAGAATGTGGTCTATGATGGAAGATGCAATGCTTATATGGCGTTTGGATAAGGCCATTGAAAGACGTGTTTATAAAATCTATGTCGGTGGAATTAATGACGCTGATGTACCTGCATACATAAACCAAATTGCAAATGAATTCAAAAGAACACAAATAATAGACCCGTTAACTGGCCAGGTTGATTTAAGGAAAAATTTCTTGGATGTGTCAAGTGATTATTTTATTCCTGTAAGAAGAGAAGATGCTCCAAACCCAATCGAAACACTTGCAGCAGCTAATAGTCAAGTTCAAATGGAAGATATTGAATATATGCAAAATAAGATTTTTGCAGCAATAAGAGTTCCTAAATCATTTTTAAATTTCCAAGAGGCACAAGGTAAAGGACAAAATCTTTCATTTTTGGACATCAGATTTGCTAGAATGATTAACCGTATCCAACAATATCTTTTAATGGAACTTAATAAGATAGCAATGATACATTTATATGTTATGGGGCTTGCTGATGAAATCGGTAATTTCTCATTAACATTAAATAATCCAACTTCTCTTATTGAGTCACAAGAATTAGATGACCTTCAAAAACGTCTAACTATAATGCAAATAGCTCTTGCTGACCCAGGTAATGGTATACCGTTAATGTCACTACATAAAGCATTGAGAGAAATTATGAAAATGAGTGATATTGAAATAAAGGATATGCTTAACGAAATCAGACTTGAAAAAGCCATGGCCTCTGAAATTGCCGCCACAACCAATATCATTAAACATACTGGTATATTTGATACAACCGATAGAATATATGGTGATTATAATGCAATGCACAATCCGTCACAACAACAACCACAACAAGAAGATGAAGACGGCGGTATGGGCGGCGGAGGCGGAGCACCTATGGGGGGAGGCCTTGGCGATGGTGATTTAGATATGGGTGAACCTGGCGCTGATGATATGGGTGACATGGGCGGTGAAACTGGTGAAACTGACATGAGTGATGCTCCAGAAGCAGATATGGGTGCCCCTTTGAATGAATCAATTAAATCATTTACTGACAAATATTTTGATTCACTTTCCAAAAAAGGATTGCCATCTTCAAATAAAAAATCAAGTTTTGATGAATATATGAACTTATTGTCAGAAAGTCAAAAAGCAACAGAAAATATTGAAGAAGTAATGGATTATGACATTAAAAATGCCACATTACAAGAAAATATCCAAAAAATATGCAATAAAATCACGACATTAATTGATGAAGATGAAATTAACCGTGAAACATTACTAAACGAAGCAATTTCTGATTTAAACGAAAGTGACGAGATTGAAAATTAAAAAATAATTAAATTATCATTCAAAAAGGGGTGACAAAACACCCTTTTTGGTTATAATACTATTTATAAGAAAAAATAGTTATGACTGAAAACATAAATAAATTCAATACAATAAAGGAAGTTGAGGATTACAGACACAAAATCAATGAAGAATGTGATTCTAGAATTAGTTTCATCAATTTAGTTAAAAGGGCAAATGATTTGTCTAACAAAAACTTCGGCTATATAAAAGAGTGTTTTGAATCATTGTCACCTGAACTTTTCAATATGCAGGATGGTAAAAATGTTTTGAAGAAATATATAAATTTGGTTAATTCAAACAAAAACCTTTCGACCTACCAAACAATCTGTGAAGGAATTAGAAAATCAGGTAAAAACACTGATATTGACTTTTTCCTTAAAAAACTATCTGAAAAAGAGGTCGATATTGACAAATCCACATTGAAAGAAGATGTTAAGGCACTTGGTATGGTCTTAGCCGAAGGTTATCTGATGGTCGGTGAAAAAGCAAATGGCCTTATACCTTCAGAAAACCAAAAATTATATTCAGCCATTGATTATATTGCAGAAAATAAATATTCGTTAAACAATATATCTGAATACAGCGATGCAATCAAAGTCATTAGAGAAAATATAGAGAATAATGAAACGTCAAAAAATGTATTTGAACAAAAAGACCTTGATACACTAGCAAATGAACTTTTGGAACAATTCAATAAAAAATATTCAGAAACTCTAAACGAAGAAGAAACTAAAGTTCTAAAAGAAATTGCCTCAAGTGAAAACAGAGAACAAATATTCAATCGCTATAAATCATTATGCGCTGAAAACATAGAAAAGGCCAAAATAATGTTTGAAACAAAAGGTGATAAGGCATCAAGCGACAGATTATCAACTGTTTTAGAACAAGTAAACAATAAAAAATACTCTCTTGACACTATCGGAGAGGATATTTGTAATTTAATTGAATTGTCAAACATTTTTGAGTGATGAAAACGGTTATATTAACAGAAGGACAATTAAAAAACATTATTTCAGAAGAAGGTGAATATATTTTAGCAAAACAACTAAATGAATCACTTAATCTGGATGATATTAAGAAAAAAATTAAAAAAGCACTTCTAATCGGCATTACCGCCGCTACTATCATTGGCGCTGTTAATAAAATGGGAATAAGTCAAATGGAAAAGGACGATTTAATTGAATATGTCGAAGAAATGCTGCCTGAAGCCGATACAATACACGACCAAAAAGTACAAGCCTGTAAAGATTACATGGAATGGGCTATGAAAAATCAGGGTTATGATTGGTCCACAACTAACTTAACTCCAGAAGCATTGGTTACCGCTTGTGAAGAAAACAACTTCAACCTTGCATTTACATTGGCAATTGCAAACTTAGAGTCTTGCTTTGGTCAAACAAATAGAGCCAAAACGACTAATAGCGTCTTTTCAGTTGGGTCATATGACAGTGGTAAAAATGTCTGTACTTATTCCTCGCCTGATGAAAGTATTGTGCCTTTTATTAATTTGATTAAAAACGATTATTTGGCTGATGATACAACATTGGATGATTTATTAAAACCAGGTTCATTTGTAAATATGAATGGTAAAAGATACGCTAGTGATAAAGGATATGAAGGTAAAGTTAAAAGTATAATGAATCGAATAATAAAAATGTACCCCATTTTAAATACATAAAAAAAAAAGCAATAATGTCTAATAATTAAAAAAAAGATGAATAATAAACAAGAAATTAAGATTAACGAAAAACAATTGAAACAAATTGTATCTGAATCTGTAAAAAAAGTTCTGAATGAAAATGTAAAAATGGGAATTGATGGTGAAAATGGTTATACCATGAATGAGATTAGCGAAATAATTAAACAAATGGGGCAAGCCGTTGAAGATTTATTATATTGCCAAAATAGGTTGTACTTGGCTTGTGGCTTTAATGAAGGTTTTGAATTTAATGGTAAATACATCACAAAAGAACAACTTGAAAGCTGGACAAAAACTCTTGAAGATATTTATAATGTTTGCTATTATTGAGCGCCATTTTTGAAAAAAATTGGTTTTGTGGTATTATGTATGTTATAAGAATTTTATGAAAAATAAAGGGAAAAAATTAAAAATATGAAAAAAATAATTAAAATAAACGAAGAACAACTTGGCAAAATTGTCAAAAGTGCTGTTACAAAAGTTCTAAATGAAGACTCCCCCTTTAAAAAGTTTGAAGAAGGCACCAATTTAGGTGATTTGATAATGAAACTTTATCAATTTGGTGTTGACCTAAACACAGATAAAAGTCTAAAAGGCAACCCACAAATGATTGGTTCCATAATAATGGAAACTTGTAAAAGAATGATGGAACTTTATAATAATAAAGATATGGAAAACGATTTTAAAACAGAATTTGCAAGACGCAAGAAACAATAAAAAAAGGGAACTATATACTTGATGGCACAAAGTCAGTCCGATAAAGGCTAACTTTTTTTGTTTTTCCGAACTATTTATTGGAAAAACGAATAATGCTTGTTGAATCAAAGAAAAATAAAAAAGCCATTCGAAAGAATCCATGTTGAACAACCAATACAAAAAATCATATTGAGTATAATTGAATATTTATCAAACGGGATTTACAACGATAAAACAGGTGTTGCATTGCAGAACACTTCACCACAACAAGCAAACAACAAAGAAAATAACCAAGAAATAAAAGAGAATAGAAAAATGAACAAGAAACAAACGATAAGACTGAACGAAAGTCAAGTCAATAACCTTGTAAAGAAGGTTGTGAAAGAGTCTGTAAAGATGGTGCTGAAAGAAAACCAGATACTACAATGGACGAAAGACGATTTTTATGAGTTTGTATATAACTATTTGGATGCTCAAAATGTACACAATGGTTTGTTGATTGATACACCCTTTGGTGATTTGAATTACAAGTTCTCAGATGAAAAGACGACTTTATATATTTGGTTTGATAGTGAAGAAGAATGTAGTAAACTAAATGATTATGTGGACGCTGATGATGTCTATGATATATCATATTACGGCAATTGTGCATTTATAAGACTAATAGATGATTAAGCAGCACACTTGACAATCTTAACCTCCTCGAATGTGACAACATTCAGGGCGTGTTCCATAATGGCAGCGAATCTTTCGCCGCCCTTCTTTTTTCTGTTGTTGTAGCGGAACACCGCCTCGTCAATGTAACGCTGCATATAGTAGCGTGAAACAAAGTGGTATGTGCCATAAACCATACGCTTGAATTGTCCCCAAAAGCCCTCAATCGTGTTCGTGTACTTTCGTCCCACGGCAAACTCCTTTTGGCTGTGGTTGA